TATGACCTTCTGGTGGGTCACGAAGTCGGTCACGCACTTTTCACACCCGATGAGGATTGGATTAAGGAACGTAAAATCCCTCCCCAGTTTGTGAATGTGACTGAGGATGCACGGGTTGAGAAGTTGATGAAGCGTAAGTATGCTGGTCTTGCTAAGACTTTCTATAGGGGATATGAAGAACTGAATGATGAGGACTTCTTTCAGTTGGGTGATGAAGATATTTCAACTTATAATCTTGCTGACCGAGCAAATCTTTATTTTAAGGTTGGTAATTTCCTCTCTCTTGATTTTAATGTAGAAGAACAGAATATTATCAATCAGATTGGTGATGCAGAAACTTTTGATGATGCACTGGATGCTGCTGAAGTTCTTTATAAGTATTGCAAACAAAAGCAACAGGAAGAAACCAAAGTCAATCTAGATTCTCACGAAAATCAATCTCCTGGTTCCGGTAGCAATTCTCCTTCCGATTTTATGGATCAAGAGGAAGGGGAGAATGACTCAGATACTGAACCTGGTGATGATGATTCAATCCAAAGTGGTGGTGACTCTGAACCCACACAAGGTGAGATGAGTGGCGAAACTTATGAGCCAGAAGTCAAGACAGTTGATAATCTGGAAGATGCACTCAAAGACCTTGTAAATAAAGATGGTTGGGAGAATGTTTATGTTGAGATTCCCAAACTGAATATAAAGCAAATTATAGTAAGTAATATTGAGATTCATAATCGTTGCAAAGAATCTTGGGCATCGTATTCTGATACTAATGATTCTATTGAAATGTTTGGTGAAATCTTTGGTGAGGCAGATAAAGAGTTTCGCAATTTCAAGCGTTCGGCACAAAAGGAAGTTAATTATCTGGTAAAAGAGTTTGAGTGTCGTAAGGCAGCAGATAGTTATGCTCGTGCCACAACTGCCCGTACAGGCGTTCTGGACTGCTCTAAACTACATACTTACAAATATAATGAAGACTTGTTCCGTAAGGTTACAACACTTGCAAACGGCAAGAATCATGGTCTGGTGTTCATTCTGGACTGGTCTGGTTCTATGAGTCGTGTGATGTTGGATACTGTAAAACAACTCTTTAATCTTATCTGGTTCTGTAAGAAAGTCAATATTCCTTTTGAGGTTTATGCCTTCACAAATGATTATCCAGTCTTTAAGTACGATGAGAACAATATGCCGATTATGCCCGAACCCTTGTATAAGAAAAAAGATGGACTGATTCAGGTTCAGGAATATTTCTCTTTGATGAATATGCTCACCAGTAAGACAAATGGTAAGACACTAGAAGACCAGATGCTGAATATCTATCGGATTGCCCGTAGTTTTAGTGATCAGCACTATTGTCGTTATGCTGTTCCAATTGGTTGGGGACTTTCAGGAACTCCTCTAAATGAGGCTTTGGTTGCTCTTCACGAAATTCTTCCTACCTTTCAGAAAGATAATAAACTGCAGAAAGTCCAGTGCGTCATACTCACCGATGGTGAAGCATCTCCTTTGAAGTATCATAAAGAGTTCAATCGTCGTTATGAGGATGGACCTTATCTTGGTGTAAATTCAATTGGTACGAATGGATTCCTGCGTGACCGTAAGACTGGAAACACTTATAGTCTGGATGTAGAATGGTATGGTTTCACTGATGTTTTGCTTCGCAATCTCCGTGATAGGTTTCCTACCGTCAATTTTATCGGTATGAGGATTTTGGAATCCCGTGATGCCAATAACTTTATTCGTCGTTATACTGGATGGATTAGTGGGGATTATGAGAAGATTACTTCTTCTTGGAAAAAGGAAAAGACCTTCTCCATTAAGAACTCTGGTTATCATACCTACTTCGGTCTTTCTGCCTCTGCTCTGGCAAATGATGCAGAGTTTGAGGTTGCCGAAGATGCCACCAAGACTCAAATCAAAACTGCATTTGTGAAGAGTTTGAAGAGTAAGAAAATGAACAAAAAAGTTCTTGGAGAGTTTGTGGAACTGGTTGCCTGACCACTTTCCAAACTGTCCATCAGGGGGTCTTGCACCCCCTTTTTGCTGCTATAATTACTTCAGTTAAACAAAACCACCTAACTAGATTATGCCCCGTAAGATTTCTGTGACTGACGACCAACTGATTGCTGATCTCAAATCCCTGTTCGGTTCTGAACTGAGTGCTGGTGATATTCGTGGATACTGTGCATCTAAAAATCTTGCTTATCCCACAGTTACTCGTCGTTTGGAGCAATTCAAAACTAATCGTGGTCGTTGGAACCTGGAAGTAACTCCTACCGTTGTTGGTAAAATGGAGCAAGCATATCAATCTCCTGCGGCTCTTCCTGCCGTAGAACAAAACCTTATTCCTGATAAAGATGATACCTTCGTCAAGTTTGGTAATTTTAACGACATTAAGAAAATTATTCAGTCCCGTATTTTCTATCCTGCGTTCATTACGGGTCTTTCGGGTAATGGTAAAACGTTCTGTGTGGAGCAAGTTTGTGCTCAACTGAAACGAGAATTGATTCGTGTAAATATTACAGTAGAGACTGACGAAGATGATCTCATCGGTGGTTTCCGTCTGGTTAATGGCGAAACTGTTTGGCACAACGGTCCCGTTATCGAAGCCCTTCAACGAGGTGCTGTACTGCTCCTTGACGAGATCGACCTCGCAAGTAATAAAATTCTCTGTCTTCAATCCATCCTGGAAGGGAAGGGAGTTTTCCTCAAAAAAATTGGAACATTCATTAAACCAACAAACGGGTTCAACGTCATCGCAACTGCCAATACTAAAGGCAAAGGTTCAGACGATGGTAGGTTTATTGGAACTAATGTGCTCAACGAAGCCTTCCTAGAACGTTTCCCTGTGACCTTTGAGCAGTCTTATCCTGCTCCTGCAACCGAGCAGAAGATCCTGGAAGGCGTTGCTCTGGACTTGGGTGTGGAAGACCGTGACTTCTGCAAACGTCTTGTGGATTGGGCAGACATCATTCGTAAGACCTTCTACGATGGTGGTATTGAGGAAATCATCAGCACCCGTCGCCTGGTTCATATTGTTCGTGCCTACAGCATCTTCGAAGATAAGGCAAAGGCAATCCAAGTTTGTGTCAATCGTTTTGATGATGAGACCAAGCAATCTTTCTTGGAACTCTATGACAAAGTTGATGCTGATTTTCAAATGCCACTTGACGAGGAGCAAGCAAACTGATATAATTGGGGAAGGTAAAAAATGTGCCTTCCCCTTATGAGTGATCCAACTTTTACTATTACTATGGACGAAAACACAAATGCTAATGGTTTCTGGAAATACAACGAAGATAAAATCCTGAAACAACTTGAACAATATATTTCTGGCACTTATAGCCAGCATTATGTTGATAGGACTGGTGGTGGAACAGAACAAACCCTTGATAAGATTAAACACAATCGTCGTGAAGGTTTCTGTGCTGGCAACATAACCAAATATACTGATCGTTATGATAGCAAAGGAACTCCCCGTGCTGACTTGTTCAAAGTTTTGCACTATACTATTCTTTTGATCAATCATCTCAATCTCGTTGAAAACAAGTGAAACTCAAACCCCAAATTATGAAACTCTCCGACAACTCTCTGACTATTCTCAAGAACTTTGCTGGAATCAACAATTCCATTCTGGTGAAGCAAGGTAATAAACTCCGTACCATCTCTGTGGCAAAGAACATTCTTGCCGAAGCAGATATTGTGGAAGAGTTTCCCCGTAACTTTGCAATTTATGATTTGAATCAGTTCCTGAATGGTCTTGGCCTTCATCAAGATCCTGAACTGGATTTTACGAATGATTCTTACATCACAATTCGTGAAGGAAAGCGTCGGGTCAAATATTTCTATGCCGATCCAAACGTAATCATTTCTCCCCCAGAGAAAGAAATCCAGCTTCCTTCACAGGATGTTTGTTTCCAATTGGAACACGCATCACTGGAGAAACTTCTTAAGGCAGCAGCAGTCTATCAACTTCCCGACCTTTCTGCAATTGGAGAAGCAGGTGCAATTCGTCTTGTGGTTCGTGATAAGAAGAACGATACTTCTAACGAATACTCCATCGTGGTTGGTGAGACTGATAAAGAATTCACTTTCAACTTTAAGGTAGAAAACATCAAGATTATTCCTGGTGCTTATGACGTAGTTGTGTCTGAAAAACTTTTGTCACAATTCAGCAATACTAAGTACAATCTGCAGTATTATGTTGCTTTGGAGCCCGACTCAACATTTGGATGATGGAATTTCTTCTCTATTTGACTCCTGTTGGACAACAAATCATTGACAGTATTAAACAGAGAAATTACAATGTTATGCAAAACGCACCCATTTGTCGTAATAGACAACTTATGGGTGTTTTGCAGTCTCCTAATTTTGTAATTTGTTTGGATAATATTAAAAATAGTGTAAGTCCAGTTGATTATTATGTAAATGAGACAGTTTATCACGAAGCAGTTCATGTGGCACAAGCTTGTAAGGGCAATAAATTAGGAATAGATGTTTATCTAAATGCTTATAAGATGAAAGATGTTGCCAATTCTGTGAAGGTTGGTGGTTCTTATCCTGTATATGAATCAGAAGCATACTTTCTAGAAGACAAACCCGAACAAGTTCTTTATTATTTGAAAAAGTTCTGTTTTTAATTATGAACATCTTCGTCACAAACGAATTTCCTGCTGAATCTGCAATTTGTCTTCCAGACAAACATATCGTTAAGATGCCCCTAGAATGTTGCCAAATGCTTTCTATTGTGGCATCCAAGTGGTATCATAATTACGGCACCCTTCCCAAGGCAGATGGTACATCCTATGCAACTGAGAAGGGTGCCTTTCGTAATCATCCCTGCACTAAGTGGGCTGCCGAATCTATTCACAATGCCTACTGGTTGATTAAGCACGGGATGAATTTATGTGATGAGTATGCGGTTCGTTATGGTAAGATCCATTCGTGCTATAATACTCTTCTGTCTGCTTACTATCTTTTCCCTAAAGGGAAGATCACGGAGGTGACAGAATTCGTTCGTGCTATGCCCGACGAATACAAACTTGATGAAAGCATTGATACATTCACTGCATACAAAATGTATATTGCTTCCAAACCTTGGGTTGCGGACAA